GTTGTCCGACATAGCGGTCAACGCCCGCTCCGCCGCGCCCGCTACGGCGGCGACCCCACCTAGGGAATCCACCGCGGTGGTAACGTCAAGCGCAAGCAGCGTATCCCCAAGATCCTCCCATTTCGTGCCGAACAACGCCACCCCCGCGGTGTTGCGCTCCACCGGGTCGGTCATGGCACGTAGCCCGTCGAGTACCTGATCGAGACCCTCCTTCGCGCCCACACCCCCTGCCGCGATCTTCCTGGTCATCTCCTCAGCGGCCAACCCGATAAGCTCGAACCCCTGGGCGGACAGCTTCGAGTTGTCCGTAGCTCTAATTTGGAACTCCTTCAGGGCATCCGCGACGAAGTCCGAGTTGCGCGCACCCGCCACCAGCCCCTGATTCAGCAGCCCCATAGCCTCGTCAGCGGTGAGACCGAGTTTCTGCAACACCGAAGGATATTCGGTCAGCGTGTCGAGCATGTCTTCGCCCTTGTCCACGCCATTCTGGAAGCCCACCACGAGGGTGTCCATCGCGCTCTCGACGTTGGCCGAAAACCCCGACCGCACCAGCGTGCCCGCCGCGGCGGCGATCCGCGGGATGTCCTGCCCCATCAGGTCACCGAGACCTGCGAGCGACGAGATGATCTTCTCGATCTCCGCCTGCTCCGCGTCTCCGTCGATCAACCCCTGCTGCAGCGCTACACGGGCGGTTTCGAGGTTGTCCCCGATCGACTCCCCCCAGGCATCCGCGTATGCCTCACCAGCCGCCCTGCCAAATTTCCTCGCGGTCTCAGCATCGAGCCCGGTGCGGGCGGAGAACAGGTCCTCGCGCGCCTCGATCGCGAGGCCGTCCTGGACGCCCTTGAACAGGGCGGTCCCGATGGCGGCACCGATGCCGACGATGGCCCCGGCGATGGGGATGGTGGCGAGGGCGGCGATGATGCCCTTGGACAGGCCTTCCCCGGCGTCCTCACCCGCCTGTGAGCCCTCATCCCCGAGGCTGTCCAGTTCGCGTTCTGCGGGGCCCACGTCGGCGGTTACGACCATCTCGGCCTTCGCGCCACGCAAGGCCTTTAGGCGGGATTCCGCGTCGTCGAGCTTCCGCTGGGCGGTGGCGACGTCGGCGTCAACCTTGGGGGACGTTTCGAGCTTCTGGAGCCGGTCGAGATCGTCCCGGAAGGCCTGGACGTCCTTCTCGGCGGCCTCGATCGCAACGTCGATGGACGGCTTGGCCTTCTGCCCGTCGAGGGTCTTGAGGTCCTTGGTGAGGTCGTCAACCTTCTTCCCGGCCTTGTCCACGTCGGTGGCGAGGTCGCGCATGCCCTTCTGGGCGCCGGAGACGCGGGCCTCGAAGATCGCGCGGACGGTGCGGTCAGCCACGGCTCACCCCTTCCTTCGTGCGGACTTCTTCTTCGCCGGGTTCAGACGGGCGGTGATGATGAGGGACGCCTTGTCGGGGTCGTCCTTCCGGGTCCTCAACGCGTCGTTGATGGCGCGGGACCGGTAGCACCGCTTCAACGTGACTTCGTAGGCGTGCTGGTTGTCGGGGTCCTGACACTCGGCGGCGTCCCCCCCGCACGCGGGGCACCGGCGGGCCTTGGCCTCAGCGTCGGCCTGCTGGTCGGCGAGGTCGGAGGCGAGCGCCCATGCCCGGTCGTAGGGGTCGAGGGCGTCCCATTGGGTCATGGTCAGGCCGAGGGTGCGCGCCGCCCGGGCCTCAGCCCGGGTGGCCTGGTCGTCGTGGAGGCGGCGCGCTACCGAGGGAAAACGGGCTCCGGGTCGTTGGTGAGCTTCATGCAGGCGGTGAAGACGTCTTCCCACTGCCCGTTGGTCATGGCGTCGGCCCACTGGTCCCACTCGTTCGGGACCGGGTTGCCGTTCAGGTCCTCGGTGCGGAGGATGCATGCCGTGATGAGGGCGTCGCCGAAGGTGTCGGCGTTGTACCCGACGCGGGCGTCGAGGTCGTCACCCTGCCGGGGCGGGTGGGCGGTGAGGAGGCGGCGGAACTCGCCGCGGGTGAGGCCCTTGATGATGATGCGGACGACACCGGAGGCGATGATCTTGCGCTGTTCGTCCATCTTGGCGCGCACGTCGGCCAGCTCGGTCTCGATCCAGTCCGAACGCGAGGGTTCGGAGAGGCGGCGGGGCCGTGTCCCGTCCAGCCTGAGCGTGTCGGGGCCGTCTGTCGGTTCCGGTTCGCGGGCCGCGGCGCGGGTGAGGCGCTTCTCCTCGGCGGCGAGCCGGTTGAACTCCTCCTGGGCGTCCGGGTGGAACGTGTGGAAGTGGTTCAGGACCTTGGTCCTCATTGGTGTCTCCTGTCACGGGGGGTGTCACGGGTGGTGGGTCCTCACCCGCCCGGCCCGTGACCTCCGGGCGGGCGAGGGGGATGGTGTTACGCCGCGGTGAGGGCGACGTCGGCAAAGTACGCGGACCCGGAGATCGTGGCCGTGAACTTCAGGTCCTCGTCAGGGGAGGTGGGCTGGTTCTTCGTCTTCATCTGGACGGTGCCCTTCCACAGGTCGATGACCGTGGCCGTGGTGGGGGTGACCTTGGAGTCCCACCCGAACGCCTGCGCGACGTACACGTCCCCACCCTCCGCGAGGGCGGCGTAGACCTTGTTGACGTCCTCCGACGTGGCCTCCTGCTGGTCGTAGACCGCGGAAATGGTGATGTCGATGGTCTCCCCGGTCTTGATCTGCTCGGCCACGGTCTGGCAGAGCCGCTGCCGGGTCCGGGTCTGTGCGGTCCGGCTGACCTGGATGTCACCGGCGTCGAGGTAGCAGTCGGCCTTGATGGTGGTGGCGCCGGTGATCGCGGCGAGCGGGATGCCCCAGGCGCCGGTGACAGGGTCGGTGGTGATCGACGCGGCGGGGATGATCCAGGTGGGGACGCGCCCGGCGGCGACGACACCCTCGATGGCGGTGGCAGTCATTCTGTCTCCTCGGTGTCAGCCGAGACAGGTGCCTCGGGCTTGGGGATGACCACGCCGAAGGACTCGACGTGGGGCTTGGGGGGCAGTGGTCGGCCGTGGTGGTCGAGGGCGGGCCGGTCCAAGACCTCCCACCCGGCCTGCTCGGCGTGGACGCGGGTGGTGGTGAGCTGGGTGCGGTCCTCGGGGCGGACGGCGCGGACGAACAGGTCACGATTCTGCGGCAACGGTGACTCCCTTGGAGATCGAGGCGAACTGGACGGGCACGAACACGCGAACGGGGTTGATGCCGGGCTCCACGGTCGGCATGACGCCGTCCGGGGTGATGTCGATGAGGGGGCCACCCTTGGTGGTGAGGGTCAGGCCGGCGAGCGCGGCCCGCACGTCACCGGCGACCTTCAACGCGTCCCTGCTGGTGGGTCCCACACAGTGGAGGGTGATGGTGTCGGCCCGCCCGGACACGCCCCCGGTGGACCGGGCTTGGATGGCACGCCCGGGGGACACCCAGACGACGACAGCCTGGGCGACCCGCCCGTCAGCCTGGGTGGGGAGGGTGTTGGCGGGGCCCTCGACGACGGTCGTGCCGGTGAGGTGGGTAGTGAGGGTGTCGAGGAGCGTGTTCAGGTCCACGGGTCAGCTCCCGTCCGCGAGTTGTTCGATCGCCTTGATGAAGCCGGGGGCGCGGCGGGCAGCCGCGGGGCGCATGAAGGGCTGTTCGGCCATGCGGGTGGTCCCGAGCTCGACGAACACGGCGTAGTCGGCGGTCGCGACGACCTCAGCGCGGAGAGGGGAGAACCGGGTGGTGATGGAGTTGCGGAGGTTGCCGGTGTCGACGGGGGCGAAGATCTTCGCGTCGGCTTCGACGTCGAGGCCGGTCTTGCGGACCGCGGCGTCGGCGCGCTGCTCGAGGCCGTCTGCGAGGGTGCGGAGTTCGGCGGCGTACCGGGCGACCTCATTCATCGTCGTCGTCCGCTGGGAGGAGTGCGTTGCGGAGGTAGGACTGGTTCGCCTCGGCGATCAGTCCGAGGGTGGCGTGGATCGGTTGCCCGTCTGCCATGATGCGGAAGTACCCGTGGGCGGCGCCGTCGTGCCGGGGGACGAAGGTGGCGGCGAGGACTATCCAGTCGGTGAGGATGTGGTTCTCGTCGGGGTCCTCGGCGGCGATGTGGGCGCGGATCGCGTCCTCGATAGCCTTCTCCGCGGGCGTCATCATCGGATGGCCCTGCACAGGAACCGGGTCGCCGTCCCCATCCCAGCCTCGACAGCCTCAACCCACAGGAACCCGGAGACGGCGGGCGTGCCCGCGGTGACGGTCACACGGTCGCCCCGTTGGGGGGTGACCGTGTGTGGGATAGTGACGTAGGCGGCGGGGAAGGCGGCGACCTCACCGGACGGGGTGACCGTGGGGGGGACGGCTTCCACGGTGACACGCCCGGGACCGTCGTACACGGGCGCGAATGTCGTGGATGACGTGCCACCCGCCACGGTGACTGTTGGGCGCTCCACGACCACCGTGTGAGCCCACAGCAGGGGCTGCAGGGCGCGCGCCTGCTCGATGGCGGCGGTCAGGTCCACGGGAACGACCTTGGCGGGTTCAGCGTGCCGGACGGTTCGAGGTGGATCACGGACACAGCCCCACCCACGGTGGATTTGTGGAACGCCTCGGCGGCGAGCTGGTTGAGGTCTGCGGCGGTCAGGCCGGGGGTGAGGGTGAAGGAGGACCCTTCGGAGGTGAAGGAGGATACCTGCCCCGTGTTCGAGAGGAGGGCCTTCCTGGCCTTGGCCTCGAAGAGGATGCCGGCGGCGTACCAGGGGTCGATGGTCTCGACGTACCCGTCTGCGATGGGGGCGCGGCCGGCGGCGTCGACCACACGGGCGGCGTCGAGGGCGGCGTCGATGACGGTTTGGGACACGGTGGGGGCGGTGTCGGGCTCCACGGTGTCGAGGAGCCACATGTAGGCGGTGATGCGGTCCACGGCAGCCTCCTAGGCGGGGATCGGGAGTAGCCGGATGTCGTGCCACCCCTGCTGGTTGCGCTTCGGGACCGCCTCCCGGACGATGACGCGCTGGTTGCAGATCGTGGGGACGACGTGGATGGGCGTGCCCCGCTGGTACAACGTCATCCCGAAGTGGACGTCGTGCATCCCGTAGGACACCTGCGCCATGGCGGGCGGGATGATGAAGGGCTCCCACTCCCTGTTCACCCGGTAGGCGATGTCGGCGCGGAAGGGGAGAGCGGCACGCAGTGCCTCAACCTCTGCCAGGAGGCACCCGGTGCCGGTGTGGCGGACCTTGCCGTCCGCGTCCCGGTTCACGCACATCACGCGCCCGTCCGCGACCGGGTAGTCGGCGGCAACGATGGGGTGGCCATCCTCGACCGCTGCGAACAGTTCGGCGAGGATGCCCTCCGGCAGGGCCATGTCCTCCTCGACCACCCACACATGGGTGGCGCCCCACCAGATGGCGTCGTTGATGGGTTCGTTGAAGCAGGCGGGGATGGGGCGCGAGTGGGCCATGAACAGCTCCCACTCGCACCCCGCCCGCTTCGCTTCGCGGACGACCTCGGCCATCGTCTCCGAGAACACGAGTCCCCTAGATGGGAGGACAACTCCGAGGCGAATCACGATCAGCCGTGGTTCGTGATGGCGACGAAGGCGTCCTTGTCCTGGAGGAGCCACCCGTACTCGGCCTCCGCGCGGATCGCGACCAGGTTGTGCTCCCAGAGGGACACGAGGTCGGTGCCGAGGGTGACGGTGGCCTCGGTGGACACGTCGTAGGTGATGCCACCCACGACGCCCCAGACGGCCTTGGACCAGTCGCCGCCGAAGCCGATGATGCCGCCCGTGTTGGGGGTGCCGGCCACGATGTCGGTGGCGATGCCGTCGCCGAGGTAGGCGGGGCGTCCCATGACCCGGCCCGGCGTGATGACGGAGGACACCTCGGTGAGGGTGCCGTCGATGAACAGGGGCCGGCCGATGGAGTCGGTCGCACCGTTCAGGACGGGCTCGGCCTTGCGGTCGAACGCGAACCCGGTGAGGCGCTTGGAGTTGTCCACCAGCTCCTTGAGGACGAGGTTGAGGTCCGCGAACACGCCGCCCGCGGTGGTGGGGGTGGTGCCGACCTCGACCTTGTTGCGGGTGGTGGCCGCGATGTAGGAGTTGGCGCCGAACGGGGTGTTGGTGCCGTGGATCGCGGCGGCGTCGAACGCGACGGCGAAGGCCTCCGCGATGTCGGCGCGCAGGATCTCCATGTAGTTCGCGGGGTTGGCGCGGACGACCTCGGCGGAGACCACGGAGATGGCGGCGAGCTTCTTCGGGGTGATGGTGGCAAGGGACATGGCCGACTCGGTGGTCGGCTTCTGCCCGGCCTCCGACACCCACCCGGCCGTGGCCTTGGCGGTGGAGTAGGGGATCTCGGCGCCAGCGGCCCCGAGGGGGATCTGGCGGACGAGCTGCTGCACGATCGAGGACTTGCGGGCCTCGTCGAAGTAGGCCTGCGCACGCTCCTTCGGGATGAACCCGGAGAAGTCGGCCAGGGCGGTGGCGTTGGCCTGAGCCATGACGGCTCTCCTTTCCTGCTAGGCGATGCCCAGCTTCTTGCGGAGGGCCTGTTCGAGGCCGTCTCCGTTGAGGGGGGTGGGGGGGATTCCGCGGCCGGCGTTGGCGTCGAGCGTGCCGGGGGTGCGGGTGTCGAACAGGGCCGGGTCCGACTTCTGGAGGGCCTTGATGGCCTCGGGGATGCCGGTGACGGTCCCGTCGTCTTCCACGACGATCTGGTCCTTGATGAGGGCGTAGACGGCGCGGGGCGAGATGGCGTGCGCCTCAGTGGCCGCGTCGGTGACCTGTTGCAGGGCGAGGAGCCCGGTGTACTTCTGCCGGTACTCGGTGGCCTGCTGTTCGGCCAGGGTGCGGGCCTCGGCGAGCCGTTCCGCCTCGGTCTGCTGTGCGGCCTTGATCTTGGCGAGTTCGTCGGCCGCGGCCTTCATGGACTTCGCTTCGGTGCGGTACTTCGCGGCTTCCTGTCGGAGCTTGGCGACGTAGTCGGCGTCGAAGGTCGTGGGTGCCTCCTCCTGGGGGGCTTCGGTGGCGTCCGCCTGGGGCGCTTCGGGTGTGGGTTCGGACATGGTTCCCTCCTGGGGTTCCGTGGTTGGGTGGCCTGCCCGCCTGGGGTGGCCGGTGACCCACACCGGGAGCGGTGCGGGGGGTTCGTGGTGCCCGTGCGGGGCGGTGGTGGTAGCCTCAACGCATGGAGGCGTACCTGATCGCGTTCTGGGCGGTCGTAGCAGTCATCGTGATCGGGGTCCCGGCCCTGATCGTCACCGTGTGGTGGGGGTCGGAACGGAGCCGGGCGGAGCAGGTCGAGCTGCGTGCCCAACTGCTCGAACACGACGCCGGCTGACCACACCTGGGTCCTCGTCCGGCTCGTGTTCCACGAGGGCCGGTTGGGTGGGGAGTGGGTGTGTGAGGTGTGCGGGGTGCTGTTGTGGACCCCGCAGGGCCTGCCGCGGGTCACGTTCTGGGACTAGGCGGCGCGCGGTGGGCGGGTGGTGACGTAGGAGTCACGCCACCCGGTGTTCTCCTGCCGCTTCACCCACTGGTCCATCGGGTACACCCCGGCCTGCCAGGCGTCGAACCCGCGGTCCCCGAGGATCGCCCGCTGGTCGGAGACCTTCAGCTTGTTGAACCACTTCGCCTTGTCCACCTGCAACGACGGGGGCTCCTCGATCCCGGTGAACCCAAGCTCCTCCCACGTCTTCGTGACGGGGACGCGGGCACACCGGCAGTTGTGGGTTAGAATGTCGTTGGCGACATACCAACCTGTCGCCGTCTGGAGGTTGTACACATGCCCCGAGTACTCGCGCCGTCCAACACGGACCACGACGTCCCATTCGGTCTCACCGACGAAGGCGCACAGGTCATCGTCGAGCGGTATGTCGGTGGGGAATCCGTCAACGCCATCGCCCGTAGCTACGGCATCTCCCGCCGCGCCGTCGATCGTCGTCTCGATGCCGCAGGTGTGGCGCGGCGCGACCAGGTCGAAGCCAACCGGCTGATGATGGCGACCCGCACCCCCGAGGAGAACGCGGCCAATGTGCGAGCCGCCCATGAGGCGGTCCGAGGTCGTGCGCGCCCAATCGAGGAGCGCGCTAAGGCTGCCGCGACGCGGGAGCGGCTCCATGCGCACCGGTCCCAAACTTCTGAGCATGAGGCGGCCCTTGTGGTTGCTCTGCGCGCGCGAGGTCTCGACGTGATCCCACAGAAGGCCATTGGTCCGTACAACGTGGACCTTGCTACCGGAGCCGTCGCCGTGGAAGTCTTCGGGGGCGGTTGGCACGCGTACGGTGTTCACAGGAAGCGCACCCCCGAGCGTCTGCGCTACATCCTCGATCAGGGCTGGAACCTGGTGATCGTCTGGGCGTCCCGCGAGCGGTGGCCGATCGGACCCGGCGCGTGCGATTACATAGCTGCCTTTGTGGAGGCGTCCGGCCGGAACCCAGCCATCCGGGGTGAGTATCGGGTGATTTGGGGTGACGGCAAGGTGGCGCCCATAGGAAGTGTGGAGGTCAATGACCTCGCCCGTAAACCATCGCGTAGTGGACGCAAGCGCGCGGGGACCGCTGACGACAGCGCCGGGTAGCACGCAGTTCTGGTGTCCGAGGGGGCCGGGGGTGGTGACGTCGAACCGTTCGCCGTGCATGGCGATGCAGGCCCGGCAGGTGCGCTTGTCGAGGTGCGCGGTCCACTCCCACCGGTCCACGATGTCCGCGTTCGCGGTGTGGACGACCTGCGCGGCCTGACGGTGGGCGTCGATGGTCTCGGTGCGGGCGATGGTCAACGCCCGGGTGAGGCCACCGTTCCACTGGTCCTCGATGCCCCGAAGGGCGCGTCGGGCGGACACGCGGGGGTTGGCGCCCACGGCGATGCCGCGCAGGAGTTCCCGGCGGATCGCGGCCTGCGCCTCCACGGCCAACAGGTAGGTGGTCTTGGTGATGCGCTGCGTGACCCGGGTGACCATCGCAGTCACCTGCCCGGGGTCCGCGCCCACCACTCCGACAGTGAGACCACCAACGGTGGCCTGGGTGGCAAGCATCCCACCCACTTGGGCGGTCGCGGCCGGCAACTGGGTTGCCAGCATCCGTTCCGCTGCGGTGATGGCGTCCTCGATGCCCTGCCGAATGTCGTCGGTGATGATCTGGTTGGTCTGGGCGACCACGAGCCCCAACGAGTCCCCGACCGCGGCCAGTGCGGCCTGCAACCGTTGGGACCGCAGGATCATGCTGCGTGTGACCCGGCCGTCGTCGGTCGCCGCGGCGAGTTCCGCGATCGCGGCCTCAAGTTCGCCGGCCACCTGGTCCCAGGTGAGCGCCCACACAGTGACGAGGCGGCGGGTCTTGTCGTCCAACCGGGCGTTCAGGACGGCGAGGGCCTTGGACTCCTCGGCGAGGGTGTCGGCGTTGATGGCCATGTCAGAGGACCTGGGTGGGGTCCTGACCGGCCCGGAACGCGGCGGCGGCCAGGGCGCCGATGTTCGCGGACTCGGCGCGCGCGTTGTCCGCGATCTCCTTCGCCTGCTCCGGGTCATGCCCGGCCTCGACCAGGTTGTCCTCGAGCGTGTAGCCGAGGTCCTGGCGCTTCAGCGCGGCGTCGAGGCGTTCCGTGTCGTCGGTGGGGGTGGGGTCCTCCCACACCGGCCACACGTCCGGCACGCCCAGCAGGGTGGCGAGGCGGGCGACCTGGGGGGAGATGTCCTGCGTGTAGTCCCGCACCCGCGCCGTCCTCGATGAGACGAGGGTGCGCAGCGAGGCGCCGGAGGGGATGTTGCCGAGGTCGGGGATGATGTCGGACGCGGGGACGCCGACGACGCGGGCCATCCACGACCCGTACGCCTCCATCACGTCGAGGATGTTCTTCGACGACGGGGGGTCCAATTGGGTGAGCGGGCCCTGGCCCTTGATGCCGAGGAGGCGGTTGCGGGTCTCGTCGTACCGGATGGCCTCCTCGGTTGCCTCACCAGTGCGGGGGTCGATCATCACGCGCGGCTGATAGTTCAGCAGGGCCCGCAGCGGGGCCGCGTACTGCTCAACGTTCACGATCGAGGACACCAACGCGTGGTTGAGGGCGTCCTGCAACGGGATCACGTCGGAGAGGATGGACACGCCGCGCCCACCCTGCTCGGCGGCGTCCAGGGGGAGGTGGACCC